CAAAGGAGAAGAACATGACGGGAAAGGCAATCACACTGTATCAACCATACGCGCAGCTGGTCGCGGTGGGGGAAAAACGAATTGAAACCCGATCGTGGCCGACGCTCTATCGCGGGCCACTCGGGATCCACGCGGGGAAATACCTGCCGCAGAACGTGGAGGAAAGGCGTTGCTATGAAAGCCTGCTGCGGCAGTCGAGGGCGCTTTTTGACATGACGCTGAGCGATCTTCCGTACGGTGCGATGGTGGCGACGGCGATCCTGACCGACTGCATCAAAATGGACGAGGAATACGTCGAATCCATGCAGGGAACGCGCGAATTTGAACTCGGCTGGTTTGCGCCGGGCAGATATGCGTTCGTGCTGGCCGACATCGTTCAGTTCAGCAAGCCGACTCCGATCGGCGGGAAGCAGGGACTCTGGGACTGGGGGACGATCTGATGGGCAAAACGATGTATACGCTGCAGTTTTACGACAACGGAACGGTGGTCGACTCGATTGCCACGACGGACATCCGGCTCGCGCGGGGTGAGTACCACCGCCAGCTCGAGCGGAACGGGATCGCGCCGCGGCTGTTCGTCGACGGCGCGCGGCAGACCATCTGCCAGGCGGAGAAACTGCTGGCCATGCCGCGCAGGCCGGAGGTTGGCAGAAGCGGGAAGCCGAAGTACGTAAACCGGCATGGCTTAATGCCGAAACGGAAATGCCCGTAAAGCCCTGTTTCGACCCGCCTGACGGGGGAACTGTCGCGGCAGGCGGGTCAAACCCAAAACAGGGGGCGTTAAACCTGTTAAACATGCACTCGGGAGGGTGTCCGCCATGGTGAAAAACCGGCTCATGAAACAACTGGCAAAAATCGGGCGTACGCAGACGTGGCTCGCCGCGGCGACGGGCATGACGCGCAGTATGGTTTCGTTCATCGCGAGCGGCCGCTCGGTGCCGACGCCGGAGGAACTACGCCTGATCTGCGGGGTGCTTGGATGCCGGGCGGAGGAGCTGTACCAGGCGGACGCGCTGGCCGTGATACTGGGCGAGCATCCAAAGAAGAAGGCCGACGCCGCGACCAAGAACGTGCGCATGACGCAGCCGCTGATCGACCGGCTGGACGCGTTCCGTATTCGCCAGGGCTTCCCGTCCCGCGACGAAGCGGCGCGCGCGGCGATCTGGTACGGGATGATGGCGTACGAGCGGGACGAACGCCGCGTAGTGGATGGTCGGGAAAGGAGCGACTCACGATGAACAAGAATCGCAGAAAGCGCATCGACCTGCTGCTCGAGCTATTCGAGGCCCTGCAGGACGAAGCCGAGACGATCCGTGACGAAGAAGAGGAGTCCCTCGGAAATATGCCGGAGAGTCTGTACGATACCGAGCGGTACAACGCCTCCGAGGAAGCGCTTCTTGCGCTTAACGATGCGCTTGACGCGCTCGACAGCGCCCGGGACTATCTGGAAACTGCGAAAGGGGAATCGGCATGAAACACATAACGATCCTTCTGCTGCTCTCCGTGCTGGCCGTTATGATCGGCGCGCACGCCTTTGAGCTTGCGGCGCACGCGGAGGAACCGGAGCCGACGCCGACGCCGCCGGACAAGGTAATCGCGCTGCAGGCGGAGCCGACGCCCACGCCTACGCCGATGCAGCGGCCGCAGGCGGTGGTCTACGACTATAAAATGGGACGGACGCACATCGAGGCGGTGGCGCGCGGCATGTATGGTCTGGACACGCCGGCCGAGAAATTCGGTTTCGCATTCCTCGTCGTGAACCGGGCGTGCTGCACGGAAAAGCGCGCGGACGGCAAGTATCTTTTCGCCCGGACGATCGCGGAGATCGTGGCGCAGCCGGGCGAATTCGATTTTTACGACCCCGGCGCGCCGCTCACCGACGAGAATCTCGACTACGCAGAGTTTGCGATCAACGTGCAGTTGACATCCATCCTGACGAAGGAGTACACGGGCTACGCGTTCCCATCGACGCTACTCTACATGGGCTGGGAGAACGGCGAGGTCGTATTCTACACGGAGCGCGGCGGGGAGCCGTTTTACATGAGGGGGAACGGGAAATGACGCTCAGCGAAATGCTCGGCAGCACGCGGCGCGCGCTCGATAAGGACGCCGACGCGACGCTGATACGGCAGTATATCAACGACGCGATGATGGACCTTGCGCACGATCTGCGGCCGACGCGCACGGACTGCATCCGGATGAACCGCTGGAAACTGACGCGTGTGCCTGTCGAGATTCTCAGGGTGGCGCGCGGCCGTGATACCGCCGCGGTCACGTACGTCTACGTCCCGCGGCTGCTGGAACGCGGCTGGGACGAGCCGGATCTGCCCGCCTGGTGCCACGGCGCGCTTGTGGCGTGGGCGGTACAGCGGTACCGGCAGAGTGGGGTGGGAGCGTGAATCAGTGCGGCATTTATTTTAACGAGAACAAAGAACGGACCGATCAGTGGTTCCAAGCCTTAGGGCAACTTACACCGTTCGGGGGAACCACCTACGGTCCTATATATAAATTATCATTTTCAGGGCGGGAAATCAACCAAAGGCGAGGAGCGGAAGAATGAAGAATGCATATAGCGGAACTGGCGGGGTTTGCCCTGTCAAGCATCCGCTGGTAATGCAGCAATTATGCGATACGCATTATCCGTTTTGCCGCAGCTGCCGTACGCACTATAAACGGTGGATGCAAACGGAGCCGGAAGTTCAGAAGCTAGAAGCCGAGGCCGCGCTTGCGGAGAAAGGAGAAATCGATATATGAAAAACAGACTGGTTGATTTGAACAACTATTTGTTCGAGACTATCGAACGTCTGAACGACGACGGTCTTTCAGACGATCAACTGAGGCGTGAGATCGAACGAAGCAAGGCGGTTACCAGCGCCGCCACGGCAATCATTCAGAATGGCGAGCTGGCGCTCAAGACAATGCGGCATCTTGACGAATACCGTACCGACGGTAAACTGTCGCCGATTCCGCAAATGCTTCTCGACGCGCCCGATGGTGATGAATCGTGAAACGAACGCCGCCGGAGGTTCTGGAATTCATCCGTTCAAATGTTGCGGGTCTGACTGCCAAAGAGCTCGCGGAGCGCTTGAATTCCGCGCTGGGCGTAGCATACAGCGCCGAACAGATTCGGACGCTGAAGGTCAGCTACAATCTGAAAAGCGGCCGACGAGGCGTTCCCGCCGGCCGGCCGTCAAAAGTGTATCCGTCCGAGATTCAGTCGTTTATTCAAAAGAATCATATCGGCGTAAGCTCGAAGAAAATGGCGGGACTCCTCAATGCTGCGTTCGGCACATCGTACACCGCGGGGCAAATAAAGGCGTATTACGAAAGCCATGGGATCAACAGCGGCGTCACCGGGCGTTTTCAAAAGGGCCACGTGCCGGCGAATAATGCAAGGAAAGGCTACTGTGCGCCTGGTTGTGAAAAGGGTTGGTTTCCAAAGGGGAATATTCCCACAAACCACAAGCCGGTCGGCAGCGAGCGCATCGAAAAAAAGGACGGCTATGTTCTGATCAAGACCGCTGAGCCGAATATATACCGGCAAAAGCATATAGTCGTATGGGAACAGGCTTACGGTCCTGTTCCGGAGGGACATGTCGTGACGTTCATTGACGGAGACAAGTATAATCTGCGTCTGGCGAATCTGAGGTTGATCACAAAGGCCGAAAATGCAACGCTTAACTTTTACGGTGTCAGGGGACCAAGTGAGGAGCTGCTGGAACTCGGTCTATTGGTAGTCAAAGCCCGCCATCTGCGGAATGCAAGAGCGCAAAAGAGAAAAAAACCTGCTGTCAAAGCAGGGGAGGCAATTGGGAAATGACAGCGACAAAAGTGAATCACGCAAGAGCCATGCGTTACAAGCGCCCAGCGCTGGCCTCGATCGGTTACGCATTCATGGCTGATGAAATCGACGCTATCGGCGAGGCGTGTTCGGAAATACAGTATTTCGTCGAGCAAGACGAAGAAACGCTACTGAACGCATTGGATGGAGACGAAGAGGCCGAGTACGAATTTAGATTAGCATTTTCCGATCTCTCGAATAAAGCGGAAATCCTTAATGATGTAATTCGAGATAGTGGGGTAGAGGAGTATTTCGATGATTGCACGGTCGCGCTGATTGGCAATCGGTATGCCACGCTTGGGTACGACGAACTGGAAGAGGATTATTTCTCGTTGGCATCATACGAACAGGAACTTGCGCAAACAGAGAGTGGTAAAAAGCTGATGCGTCGGACCAAGGCCGAGATAATCTCCATCATTGGCCAGTGCCTCGGTATCGTAATAGCGTATCTTGATCTGAGATATTCTTATGACTACCTAAAAGCGACGTTTAATATTTTACGGGATGAAAACACGTCAATCCTACGCGTCGTCAAAGACATCGAATCCGCCTATGACGCGGCATATAAAATTGGATTTGCTCCGCACGAAGATGCAAGCAGGCAATTTAACGCATTACTCGGGTATCTACCAGAACGGATTTGGCTCGAATAAAAAGCTTAGCGTATAGGAGGGGCAAATGACGACTCAAGATGCGATTCAAAAGGTGACGGGCCTTGAAATGACGCTTGGTACGGCAAACACAATGAAGGAGCCGCTCAAGTTGTTGCTTGCGCATGTTCGAAAGCTGGAAGCGGAAAACGATTCCCTTCGCGATGTGCTGAACAACTGTCTGACGGTACTCGATAAGAACGCGCCGGTAAGTCGGGCGGAGCGCGTAGGTGCCACGGGAACCGTTTATACGCTTCTGAAATCTTGGAGGGGCAAATGACGATTGACGATCTCAAAAACGTGCGTCGGCAGCGCCTGCGCGTGATCACGCTGCAGGAGCGGATCGACCGCCTCCGCTCCCGGGCGGAGTATACGCAGCGCCAGCTCGGCGAGTGCGGCGCCAGCGATCCCGCGCGTGATCGCCTGGCGGAGTACGCCGCGGATCTCGACGAGTTGGAAAGCGAGCTCACCGGCGAGATGATCACGCTGGAGCGCGCGGTAATGGCTGTCGATCCTGCGCTTGCTGCGCTGCCGCCGAATCAGGAGATCGTCTTACGTCTGCGGTACTGCGAGGGAAAAAAGTGGAAAGAGGTGGCGGCTGGCGCGAGGTATAGTGAAGGTCATTGCCGAAACGTCAATCGCCGATTCATAAAAGAGATTACACAAAATTACATTTAGTCGTGATAAAGTATATGCGTGAAATGAGCAAGAGACCCACGGCAATCCGTCCGGGTCTCTTTACTTATTCGCGGATTCCATATCCGGACTCTCGGAAACGGGAACGATCTTACTGCCGGGAAGGACCTGAAAGTAATACCAGACCGGAGGGAAGTTGATGAGGTAACTTTCAAGCCGGACAAGCTCGTCAAACGCTTTGACGGCGTCCTGAAGGCAGGACGCTTCGTGTACGGTGACGGGCGTGACGGACGACCGGTTCGCCGCATGATCGGCAACCCGGTTTCCGTAGAGTTCTTTGAGTGTGGGATAGATGCACGCGAATAGCTGGTATCTCATACAAAAAACACCTAGTTTACTACATAATATAACATTATAAGAAATTAGACACAAGCAACAATAGTACGAACGGTGTTGAAAACACAAAAAGGAACCGCTCTTGGTCCTTTTTGTTTGCGAAAGAGGAAATAAGAATTTCGGATTGATTTACTTTTGTTAGGGTTTCGAAGATACAAGAAGCACTCGGAAGCATAGCGACGAGCAGATTATAGAACTGCTGTGCGAAATATTGAGAGACCCGCCCGGGTCTCTTTTATTATCGGCGGGGAGGGGGAGTAGATGGCGCGGGCGCGGTACGAATACTGGCTGTCTGACGACGGGCTCATGCTCGTCGCGGCGTGGACGCGCGACGGATTGACCGACGCGCAGATTGCCGGGAAGATGGGCGTGTCGCGCTCGACGCTCTCCGACTGGAAAGCGAAGTATCCGGAGATTGCCGACAACATGCGCCGATCCAAGGACGCCGTCGACGTCGAGATCGAGAACGCGCTCTACAAGAACGCGGTCGGCTACTTCTACGAGGAGGAGCAGGCGATCAAGATTCGCGATGTTAAGTACGGAGAAACGGGGAAGAAGATTTCGGAGACCGAGCGCATAAAGGTCGTTAAAGTCAAGCGGTGGCACGAGGCCGACGTTCCCGCGCAGATCTTCTGGCTGAAGAACCGCCGTCCGGACGCCTGGCGGGACCGCCATCTGCTCGAGCTGGAGGACAATACCGTGCACCTCAACCTGAACGTGATCGATTCGACCGAGAAGGTGAAGTAGCATGCAGCTCGACTGGCAGGTATTTCCGAAGCAGCTGGAGTTCTTTCGCGCGACAGAACGGGAGGTCCTCTACGGCGGCGCGGCCGGCGGCGGGAAGACCCGCGGGCAGGTCATGGACGCGTTCATCAAGGGCCTCGAGTATCCGGGCATCAAGCAGCTCATCTTCCGCAAGACCTACGACGAGCTGGAAAAATCGGTGCTCCGCGAAGTGGAGGAACTGTATCCCATGTCGATATGGAGTTACAACGCCTCCAAGCATACCGGAAAGCTGCGGAACGGCTCGATCATCGACCTGGGGTATCTGGCGACGGACAAGGACCTGAGCCGCTATCAGTCCGCGCAGTACGATATCATCCGTTTCGACGAACTGACGCACTTCACCGAGCATCAGTACCGTTACATGATGTCGCGTGTGCGCGGCCGCAATAGGTTTCCCAAGCAGATCAAGTCCTCGACGAACCCGGGTGAAATCGGACACGCCTGGGTGAAGGCCCGGTTCATCGCCGTCGCGCCGCCGAACACGACCGTAACGATCGACAAGATGACGCGCCGGTTCATACCGGCCAAGGTGCAGGACAACCTTTTCCTCATGAAGAACAACCCGGAGTATATCGAGTGGCTCGAGCAGCTGCCGGAGGTTGAGAAGCAGGCGCTCCTGTTCGGGGACTGGGACATCTTCGCCGGGCAGTACTTCACGGAATGGAATTATGATAAGCACGTCGTAAAGCCGTTCAAGATCCCGCCCGAATGGCGGCGGTTCCGGTCGATGGACTGGGGCTACAAGGACCCGTGCGCGATTCACTGGTACGCCGTCGCGCCGAACGGGCGCGTGTTCGTGTACCGCGAGCTGTACCAGAGTAAAATACTCTCAAGGGACGTCGCAAAGCGCATCCGAGAGCTGTCGGCCGGCGAGACGATCGCCTACACGGCCGCGTCCCCGGATATGTGGCAGGAACGCGGGCATTCGGACATCGAGGGCGTGACGATCGCCGAGACGTTCGCGCGAAACGGCGTGCCGCTGACGCAGGCGGACAATACGCGCGTGCCGGGCTGGCAGCGTGTGCGGGAATACCTTACCGACATGGACGACGGAAAGCCGCGGCTGCAGGTATTCGAAACGTGCCTGAATCTGATCCGCACGCTGCCCGAGATGATCTACGACGAACACTTCGTCGAAGACGTCGCGGACGGGCTGGAGGACCACGCGCCCGAGTCGCTGCGCTACGGCCTCATGTCGCGCCCGACGCCGGCCGTGATCAGGCCGAAGCCGAAACCGAAACCGTACGACCCCTTCGATCGAAATCCGCCTCAGCAGGGCGGATTTTTCAGTAAATAACGCCCGGCGGCGCGCGGCGCGCGGATCCGGGCGACAGGAGGATTGCCTATGTGGCCGTTTGAGAAAAAGGAAAAACCGCAGCAAAGGAAGCGGGAGACGATCGACAAGGACAAGCTGGTCGCGTCGGCGTACGCGCTGCTGCAGGAATATCGCTCGGCATACGCGGCGGAGTGGGAGCGGCTGGACCGCTGCGAGGAGATGTACCGGGGCGACCACTGGAGCAGGATCCCGGCGACGGACCGGAACGAGCCGCGCCCGGTGACGCCTGCGCTGCAGTCGACGATCGAGAACGTGTCCGCCGACCTCATGGACCGCATGCCGCAGGCGGTGGTGCAGCCGGAGAATCCGGACGATAAGGAGATCGCGGACGTGGTCGACGCGCTGATCCGGCAGAACCACGACGCGGCGAATTACCGCCGGGAATACGGCAAGGCGTGTCACGACCTGCTGACGGACGGGTACTGCGTGCAGGAGGTCGGCTACGACGTCCATGCAAACCGCGGCCTCGGCGGCGCGTTCATCCGGTATGTGGACTGCCGGAACATCCTCTTCGACCCGCAGGCCGAGGACATCCAGGACGGGCGCGCGGTGATCAAGACGGCGCCGCGTACGATCCGCTGGCTGGAGCAGATGTATCCGGACTATCAGGGCCGGTTCACAGTGGACGAATTCGCGCCCCAGCAGGATACCGTACTAACCTACGACCAGACGAAGAGCGTGCTGTTTATCGAATACTGGTGGCGCGAATACGACAGGGAGGCGGGCGTCTACCGCGTCCATATGGCGCAGCTTGCCGGGCATATCCTGCTCGGGGACAGCCGGGACGCGAAGCCGGACGGATACTTCGCGGACGGCGAGTATCCGTTTTTCGTTACGCCGCTGTTTCGTCGGAAGGCAACCGCGCTCGGCTGGGGGTTCGTCGACCAGTTCGGCGAGCAGCAGAAGTATTCAGACAAGCTCGACCAGATCGTGCTCAAGAACGCGCTCATGGCCTCGCATAACAAGCTGCTTGTAACGGAGGCGTCTGGCTTCGACGTGGACGACCTGCGCGACTGGTCGAAGGAGGTGCACCGCGGCGAGAGCCTGAACGGCGTGACGTGGTTCGCCACGCCGCCGCTGCCGGCGTACGTGATCGAGTATATTTCGCGCATACGTGAGAACATGAAGGATTTCAGCGGCGCGAACGATTTCAGCCGCGGCAACACGACGGGCGGCGTAACGGCGGCGGAGGCGATCAACGCTCTGCAGGAGATGAGCAGCAAGCGGAGCCGGCAGATTTCCGCGCTGCTGTACGAAACGTTCAAGGAGTGCGTCCGTAAGGAGATCGAGATCGAGCGAGAATATAACGTCCTTCCGCGGGAGGTGCAGCTTGTGCGCGACGGCGAGCAGGTCACCGCGACGTTTGAAACCGCCATGCTGCAGCGCACCACCGTAAACGACGTCGACGTCCCGATCGAGTTCTTCGTCAGCATCAAGGTGGAGCAGGAAAACCGCTGGCAGGCGCAGACGCAGAACGAAACGGTTCTGAAAATGGTCGAGCTTCAGATGCTCACGCCCGAGCAGGCCGTCGAGCTGATGGTGTTCGACGGCAAGGAGACGGTGCTGGCCAAAGCGGCCGAAGCGCAGCAGCCAGCCGGGGAGCAGCAGGAAGCAGCACAGACGCAGGAACAGCAGGAGCAGTTGCTGCAGCAGATCGAACAGATGCCTACGCCGGAGACGGCGCTTGCATAGATAGGCGTTGACGGCCTGAAACGGTCAGCAAGGGCGGGGCGGACGCCTCGCTTTTGCCTGGGAGGACACACATGGAAACCACGGTCAATGAAGCGGCGGAAAACGCCGCGACGGCGGGAGCCGTAGAGCCCGCGAACGTATTTGCGTATGCGCCCGAGCAGACGCAGTTTGCGTACGCACCGGAGGGCGCTGAGACGGTTGACGCGTCTCAGTCGGCTGAACGGCAGGGCGGGGAGCTGCCGGAGGGCGGGGGGCAACCCGCGCCGCAAACGGAACAAAAACAACCTATCACCCAGAAGGACATCGGGGCGGCCTATCGGAACGAACGGATGCGCCAGGGGAAGCGATTCCAGCGGGAATACGAGCAGAAGCTCGCGAGCGACCCCGCGCGGCGCGTCGGGCAGCGGCTGCTGCAGGACGTCATGTCGAGCCAGAACCTGACTCAGGAGCAGGCGATCCGGGAGATCGACAATCGCTTCTATGATGCGATGGCCAAGCGGGAGAACATTTCTCCGGCCATGGCGCGGATGATCTACGAGCAGACGGCGGCAAAAACGGCGCAGGACGCGCAGCAGCAGGCGCAGCGCGAACCGGCGCAGGAGGAGGCGCCGATCGACGTCAACG